GGCTGCTTTTCGACCGCTTGCGAGACCTCTCCCGTACCCAGCAGCGGGAGCTGTTTGATCAACTCGGCGCGTTGCCCTCGATCAGCTGAACCTTCGCGGCGGTATCAAACTGCCGTAATTGCCCCATTCCCATCTCAAACAGGCCCGCCCTGGCCCGTTCGGAGAAATGCACTCCGGACGCAATAATTTCGACGTATAGCGCATTTGAGTTACGGCTGTCCTCAAAACTTTGGCGCAGAGGGCATGCTGTATCAGTTGTGCTGCACATATAAAAAACTCCGTCCTGTTGTTGGTGTCGGGGCGGACTTTACTGATATCAAATTCATGGCGTCAAGCACTTTGTAATTCCCTCAGTTGGGAATTGAAACGGTATAAAAACACTATATCGAAAATCCGGTGTGATTCATTTCCCAAGCTCGGAAACGAGCGCCACGACTGGCCTTGCTTGATTTTCAAGATTTGTAAGAGGTATTCGGCTAGTGAGTCTGTAAGTGCCTGCTATGGCAAGGGCTGCAGGCGGATAGAGTACAAAAGCACAAATGTATAAAAGTGCATTTGGGATTTTATATATATGTGGTTGTGGCGGGTGTTATTCATTCGGAATTGCAATAACACAACTTCGATATAGTGATACAAAATCGTATAACGGGATTTGAGAAACTTTCTCCGGGAATAAAGAAAGGGGCCGAAGCCCCTTTCTTTAGCCGCTGAATTTCACTCTGTTTTGTGCGCAGCCTCCAGTTCATCGAGCCGGGCGGCAAGGATTCGCACCAGATTCTTCTGGTGATCCAGCTCAACCTCCAGTGCTGTTGATCGCTCCAGGCGAAGAACGATCTCGCTATTCATGCTGCGACGGTTGCCCTCGGCCTGGTCGGCGATGCGGTCGCGCAGGCCATCCGGCAGACGGATCACGAATTTGTCAGCAGTGCGGGAGTTAGACATGGGATGGCTCCTCAATGCGAACACGATCGGCGACCTCTTTCGCCGCACCGTATAGGATCGCAAATCCCCCGCGCCTTGCCTCGTCGCGACCATGCCAGTAACGGCACTCATCCAGAATTAAATCGAGGATCTGCTGCGTTGCTGATGACTGCTGCTCGGTCTGAGCGGGAACGACGAGTGGGCCAAGCCACTCAAAGTCGTCGCTCAATTGCTCGATGGTGTACCCCCATTCGAAATCAGGCTCGGTCGTCACCATGTGGAGGTTGCACATTAGCGTGCCCTCATCGAGCTTCACCTGGATAAGCGCATCAGCCTGCAGCAGATTTCCACGGATCCAATACGCTCCTGGCGTGGTTGGTTTTGCTTTTGTCCAGCCAAGCTCTGACAGGTCATTCTTCAAGTCGGCCATATTCACCTCAATTCAAAGTAGGCGCAGCGGCACGGGGCGCGGCGCAGGGTTTGGCGAGCAGCTGGGCCACCACGGCGGCGTCAGCTTCGGTCAGGTCGCCGAGGCGCTTGGCCATGTCGGTGACGCTTTCCAGCCGCGCTCGGGCGGCAGGTGTTTTCTGCACCTGGTAGCCGATCAGGGCTTCGCCGACGATGGCCGTCGCCAGCAGGTGACGGGGTGCTGTGGTAGCCTTTGTTGCGCTACCGCTTGGGTGTGTCGCTTGCATCGTGTTGCTCCTTTGCTGGTGGTTGGTGTCGGGGAGTTGCAGCTCCTCGACACCCTCTTTTCAGCCCCGCCCGGGTAGGGCGCTGGCCGTGAATACCGGGCGCATCTCGCGCCGCACTTCGAACATTCCCAACTCCTGGCCGTCCAGGTCCTGCAGGTGGACCCGCGTCAGCTCGCCTGGCAGCGCGTGCGGGTGGTGGTCGCGCCAGTGGCAGCTTGCGGCCAGCTCGGCCAGCGATTCAGCGGTCATCACCTCGACGCATACGCTCGGCAGATCGATATGGCCGTTCACACCGTTGGCGCAGTAGGTCAGCCTCATTGCACGGCTACCTCCGGCGCCCACTTGGCCATCAACTGGTCGAAGATCCTGTCGCCGTTCTCGATGCGTTCATGCACTTCCAGCTCGGGGCTGAAATCCATCATCAGCACCTTCAGGCAGTCCTCGAATACCGGCAGGTCCAGGCTGCGCAGATCGTGCAGGGCGAAGGGGAAGTCGTAGCCGTTGTACAGGCCCAGTAGGAAGCGCCCGACTACCCGGCTCTGGCCGGTGTAGCCCAGCGCGATTGGGGTCAGTCGATGCAGCGCCTGCACGCCAGCGGTTTCGATCGCGGGCCGGCGTTGCTGGTGGGCCAGCGCCTGGGTCATTGCTTCGGGGATTGATGTCGCCATCGTGTTGCTCCTTCAGTTGCTTGGGTTGGTGTGAAAGGTGGCCAGCAGGCCGACCAGTACCTGGAACACTTCAGGCCCTAGGTCGGCGGCGGTCAGTTGGCCAACGTGCAGGCCGATCTCGGCTTGCAGCCACTGGGCTTGGTTCGGGTTGGCCAGGCAGGCCATGGCCAGGAGCAGGGCACGGCACGGGCGGTCCAGGGCCTGCAGGCGCTTGAGCAGCAGGGCCAGGCCAACGCCAGGCTCATCTCGCCGGGGGCGTCTTCGGCAGGCAGCTCCACCAGCTCGGCAGCACGCTGCCACCACTGCGCAAAGTCCAGGACCTGGGCGGTATCCAGCGCATTGCGCCGGGGGGCTTGGGTTACGGCATTCATCGGGGCATCTCCTTGCGTTGCTGGTTGAGGCGGGCGCGCATGTCTTCGCGGTAGTCCGGGTTATTCAGTTGCTGCAGCCATTGCACGATTTGCTGACGGCTCCAGGTGCCCAGCAGCTCTTGGGCCAGGCGGTCGCGGCAGTAGGCTTCTTCGGGGGAAAGGTCGGTGGCGGTCATGGCGTGAAAACCCCGCACACATGCGGGTGGGGTGCGTGCCCCCCGGAACATCCGGAACAGGCATCAGGCATAAGGACCTGAAAGCCAACAACCACGCGGCCTCCGGTGGGGTTCAGGTTGTTCTGTCGCTGCCGGAACATGCCGGAACAAGATTTTTTTGCGAATCGCTGGAGCCTACGGATGGCGCGGGCTACAGCCTGTTCTGGCGAAAAGGGCTTACCGGAACATTTCCGGAACATGGTGGAACAGGTTGTTCCGGCGTGTTCCACCGTGTTCCGGTTGTGGCGGAACAGATTTTTAGTCCTATCTATATGATTTATAAGAGTTTCTTTTTCTATAATTTCATTGTTCCGGATGTTCCGGACCAAGCAGGGCCACACACACCGGCAGCCAATCCGCCCTATACGCACACACACGCCCACCTGACGCATACGACTGATCACGACCAGTTCCCCCGAGCAAACACCCAGCAGTTGAGGGAGCGCCTCTCAATGACCGAGCGGACCTTGCGGTTCTCCAGGAAGCGGTAGGTGGTACTGAGCGGCAGGGCGCGCATCAGCTGTACGGCGGGAATCACCTCTTGCCCGGCGAGGCGGCAGGCGTTGTGGAAGTGCTCGATGTTGACTGCGATCAGCCCTTTGTCGCCGCTGTGGTTCAGCGTCTCCTGGATGATCTCGCGCGGCTCCTCACCAGACTTGTGCTCCGTTACCACGCGCTCGTTCAGGTAATGGAAGATCTGCCAGAAGCGTGAGGCGATGGTGTCTTCTTTGCTCACGCGCTGTTGGCGGTCTACCGCCCTGGCCTCGATGTGCTTGTGAAGCTGGTCCAGGGTGCGATCGCTCCAGTCCGGGAAAAATAACTGGGTAGCCTTGGCGGCAGCCATCATCTGGGCATGGCAATGCGCGATCCGTGGGTGTCGGATGGCGCTGTTTTCTTGCAGGCGCTTCTCGTAGACGGGGAAGGCCTCAAAATAGCGCTGCAGCCAGGCCGCTTCGTTCTCCAGGCAGTGGCGCAGATAGCTGGCCAACTCCTCGACTGGGCGATCTTTCAGCCGGATGGATACCGCTTTCAGTGCAGGGGTGTGGTGATCCTTGGTTGCGTGCATGTGCACGATCCGCGTCATGATTGCCTCATGCCCCTCAACGCTGGCGTTCTGAGATATGCACAAGGCGCCGCGGAAAATCAGGCTGTCGGTGTCGTTGCTCGAGGACTTCACGCCCACGGTGCGCAGCGTGGCGTTGTGGTCGTACAGCGGCTTCACCTTTTCCCAGTTGTACTGGCTCACCACCACCCGGCCTTGGGCATCGATGGTCTGGGTGTCTGACTCGATCAACACCACCGGCAGGTTGCTTACCTGGGAGAAGGCGCGAATCAGGCCAACGCTGGTGGAGCCCTCGCTATTGGGCTTCACGCCTTCTTGGTTGGGCCGGCCTACCAGGCACCAGAGAAAACGCAGCAGGAACGACTTGCCCGCCCCGGCCTCGCCGGTGAACTCGAAAAATGGCCAGCTGCCCTGGCGCTGCCGGATCTGCTGCACGTACAGGCAGCCGGTCCACCAGCTCAGCGCACCCAGCCCGTTCAGGTGGTTCACAGCCAGAAAGTCTGCAAACCAATCCGGCTTGAAATCCTGCCCGTACACCACGCGGTAGCTGTTCAGTGACGTTTTCAGACCGCTGCGGCCCACGTCCAGGAAGCCATGCTTGTTGGCCGGGTACTCGCGCCCCTTCTGGTAGCCAAACTGCTGGAACACGTAGGTGCCGGTCTCCTCGTCGTAACCGACGAAGGGCAGGGTGCGCACGGTCATGGCGTTCTCCAGCCAGCGACTACGCAGCATGGCCAGCACACGCTCGCCGCCTTGGAAGTCGCCGCCCGGAGTACGCTCAAGCATGGCCTTAGCGAACGAGCGTGGCTCGCCGACCGCGCTTGGTGCGAGCGGCACCTTGCAGTCCTGCTGGGCGTTGGGGAAACGAAACTGGAAGAAGTACTGCTGATCGCCGGTAATGGCGTCGCGCTGGATGTACTCGAACTCCGGTACGCAGTTGGCCACCTGGGTTACAGAGGTGTGCTTGGAGAAGTCCGGGTAGTGCCCATCCACTTCGTCGCCATCCAGATCTTTCTGCAGTTCGCCAACGTTCACCCGTGCTGAGTACAAGCGATTACTGAAGTCGAGCAGGAAGAAGCCGCGCTTGCCCTTCATGTAAAGCAGGTAGGCCACTTTCATCGGTGACTTGGCGGTGAACAGCCTGCCTCGGTAGCAGGCCTCCTCAAGAAAGGCCTCGTTCAGCTCGCCATCGCGGTAGATGTCGTCCCAGTCACGCTCACCGGCGAGCGCCACCCAGCCGATCTCGTTCAGCTCCTTCAGCTGCTTGAGGTACTTGGGGATGTACTTGCGCCCGGCCGGGTCATCGTCCAGGCCGATGCACCAGGTGATCAACTTGCTGCGGTTCTCCTCCACGATGTCCCATGGGAAGTTGACGCAGCTGATGGATGCGATCGCCTTGTAGCCGGCCAGGTGCAGCGCGATGGCGTGGAAGATCCCTTCCACGATGTATACCCGGTCGCCCTTGTTGATGACCTGGCCCGGCGGTATCCAACCCT